CACTCCAAACAGTATCAGGTTCAGGTGGTAGACCATGGGGGCCGTCTCTTGTTTCAAGTCTTTCATTGGCTACAACATCACCATAAATCACAACGGGATCTCTTTCGCATGGCAATGAAATAAATGATAAGCCGCTGAAATCGGGCAAGCCTGTTGATGATGATAAACTGCCAAATGTTGATTCGGTTGCTACTGATAGCGATCTATGAGTGACTGTCATGTCAATCCTCCAAATAAAGAAGAGTAAAAGGTAAAATTAAAAGGTAGCCAACTTGAGAAGGATCATTTTGAATTTCTTGAGTAGTAGCTTGACCAGGTATTAAAGAAACAATCCCAGTTACTGAAAAATCATAATCAGGTTGTTTCAATGTGTCGATCAATTTGCTTGAGTCTTCAGCGATCATCCGTTCAAGCAAGCCACGATCTCCACCAATATCATAACGGACGCGAACAGATAAATCAATTCTCTTGCGTCCACTGATGCCCGCTTGCCCATCATCTTGAGCAAGTGCATTGAAAGCGATATCAAACAAGCGATTTTGATTAGATCTGCTTTCAAGTGATAGTGTGTTTCCTTGAGCGTCTTTGATACAGACAAAATGATGATAGCTATCAGTCTTTGGATTGATAGACTCAATACGATCTATGAGATGATCTAGTGCTTCATATATGCCCATGCTATTCTCCTAATAAATTCGCTTTAACGATTTGCACCAACTGATCAACTTCTTTATCAGCTAATCCAATAAAGCCTCGATCTTGATTGACTGCATAGCCATAGTCTTGCACAGGTGGCAATAATCCAATAGTGAATTTTGTGTTTGTTGCTTCAAGTACTACAAAGTTTTGTAACATCATCCCTGATAGAGTTAAATCAACGGATGCGGTTTGACCCTCAATAGCATTGGATCGCTTGCGAGATTTGTCTTTATATTCAGCATAACCCCCAGCAAAAAACATTGAATTAGGTTTCTTAACCCCGCCCTTAGGCTTTAGTCTTTTGTAGGTTGTTGATTTATATCCGATGTAAATCGGCCTTGTGGAATATGCTCTAAACTTATTTAAATTATAATCTAAGCCTTTATAAATCCTAATTTTGATGATTGCCAAGATGTCTTGAGCGATTGCAGTCATAACTGGCTTAGTTAAATTTAACGATGGCAGATTTAGGCTTAGAGTTGTTTTCATTTACCATCTCATATTTCTTGAAGGTATAAATTGAGCTTCATATTCCCCAACAACTCGACCGGCAAAATTCCCCCGAATGTCTCTACTAGCGCTCACTCTTTGATTGTTTTCAGTTGTTTGAATAATCCCATCAGTGTTTAAATCAAGGCTGATTGTTTTCATAGAAAGATCAGCCAATTCAATTGCTCTTGCTCGCATCTTTTCGCTTAAATCGATATTGCCATTAAGCTCATGGATACGAGCAATCGCAAGATAAGCATGAGCCTGTAGCAAATCATGTGAATTGTGTATATCATCTTCATCAACATCCCTCGGAACGATTAAATCTCTCACATATAAAGCCAACTCATCAAGTGCTGATGATATTTGCTCTTCAAATCCATTTGCCCGTCTAGGTGCTAGATCTGCAATGTGTGGAAAAATGGAGCATAGCTTATTATGATCTAAGCCAGTATCAAAAGGACGAGGCACAACCTTCAAACTTCCTTTTTCAACTCGGTTGATTGTTTGTGTACCTTCGCTTTGCACATACTCAATTGCATAAGCGATTGTTTGCTTAGATGCTGTCACATTGGATGATGAGCAAGTGTAAAGCCAACTAGCAAATTGGATTGTTGAATTGGCAATAAAAGAAATGTCTCTAGGCAGTGGATCAGCTAAGATCAATTGATTGCCTACTATTCGTACAATCTTGACTGAAAAAAAAGTGTCTGCATCAGTCAATAAGAATGCATCACTTTGAAAAGGCTTTAAAGCGGTTGCAGATGCTGATAAAGTGATTGCTCTTCTATCTCTATCAAGATCAGTTGCTATTAAATCCGCTCTACCTTGAGTCATAGCACCGCCAACTGATCCGCTTTCAAGATAGAATGCAATTGATGGAGTACCACTTAAGGGATTTGGGGCTTGCCAAATGAAATTATAGTTTTTGCCTTGCTGTGCTTTTCTCATATCATGATGTCCTTTATTTCGCTATCTGAAACCACCGCCAAATCATTGACTTTTAGAAATCCCTTGCTCACTGGAGCCCAAGAATGGCGACAATTATAACCACCGCCCGCCGTTAAAGGTGGACCACTTGATGGCTGACCATTATCAAGCTTGATAATTTGTTTTTTAGATAGCACTTTTCCAACAAGTTTGCGACAAAATGGTCTAGTTATCCCATCTTTAGGCCCAACATAAATGAAGTTTTCTAGACCGGCTTCATCGGCATTTAGGGCGTTGATTGACCTACCAAATTCGGCGATCTTTGTCCTTGCTTGAGTAGTACCAACACCAACCGACTTTTCAAAAGCAATCCTCATCTGATCAAGCACCGGCTTAGAGCTTCCAACGATAACGGCGGTTGTTGCCATATTGCGAATTGCACTACTAAGGGAAGGTAAAATCTGAGCGTCAAAAACTTGTGATGAAGTCTGTTGAGCAATAGCTTGAATGATGTTTGGAGGTGCTGACCTAAACTCGGGATCAATGGCAATCGTTGCCTTATTGATCAATCCCACTATATCCACTTGAGAGCGCTCAAAATATGTCAAAGCGTCTCCCATGCCACTTGAGATTAAAAAAGATTTAAGCTCATCAGGTGACATCGCAACAAGCATTTGTCCTTGACCCTGTTGCACCATTTCAGCGATTGCACGATATAATCGATTTGTCGCTTTTTTCATCTCTTCCTCAAAAGTCTTTGCTGAATCAACCTCTTTAACGAGGACATCCAAGCGCATTTTAAGCAAGAGTTTTAATTGTGGATTGCGTTCGTTAATCCATTGTTTTCTAATATCCTCTATTGCCTGTTGATCTGCATCACTAGCTTCTGCTAGGTGCACCATATTATTGAAAGAATTAAGGCAATAAGGGCAATGATCCATAATAACATTAAGCTAAGCAATCGGTGAGCAAGAAACCATAATTTTGAGCAATGATCTTATCTTGATGTGTATGTTCCATCCAAACAGTTCTCTTTGTCATAGCAAGATCATCATAAGCACCTGATGAATAACCTTCATAGACAAAATTGAGAGCAGCAACGGGCATAACCTTGACGCCATTCTTATTTGCAATAGCATCAGACCCCTTCATGATGCCCATGAAAACGCTATCATCAGTCCATACTTGAGCTTCAGAAGAGGTTAAGCCAGCATTTGCTGTTTCTTTACGAGCTTTACCAACATGAACATTTGGGATGCCTAAGACTTCTTTGAGAACGGAAATCACCATGTCATCTTTCATCAAGCGATTGCCTGATGCTGTACCTGATGGAGTACTACCAGCGGTGAAAAAGCCTCTTACTTCAGCATTGCGAGATAATGCACGAAGAGCACCATAACCAAGTACTAAAGTATCAGGCAAGATCCCATGAGAATTTGCACGAATAACATCGATCAAAGCATGAAGATCAGTCAATGGTTCAGCACCAGCTTGATTCCATTGTGTACCATTTGAGCCGTTTGCCAAAGATGCGAGAGCGGAGGTGAAAGAGCCCCAATTGCTAGCACCAAATAGGAGGTTAGCTAAACGAGTTTCACGACTTAAGAGCATTGATCTTTGTACCTTGCGGAATGATCTTTGTTCTTCATCTGGATATTGTGAATATTTGATGTCTTCAAGAGCAATTTCATCACTTAAAGAATAAATCTTTGCTGAAAAGGTTGTGCTTGAACGGTCAAAGTTGCCAATGCGTTGACGATCTGCACCAGGTGCACGCTGAGCATCAACATCAGGAGAACCCATGAAATTGCGAGTTTCTTCGATCAAGAGAGTACCTGTTGGGCCAATTGCCTTGACATCAACATTTTCAATAACTTGATCAGCGATCAGTTGACCATCGCTAG